CAAGGGTGTCCACCAGCTACGCAGGATATCACACTTAATCTAAAAAATCGCCAGAAAGCCATAGATGAATATCACTATGGTCCCTTAAATCCAAATGAACCCAATGATGAATATTGGCAAGAACTAGCAGACAAATGGAACACTGATGATATTGAATCAGTCAAACAAAACCGCTGTGGCAACTGTGCGGCATTTGACATATCAGAAGACATGCTAGATTGTATAGCCAAAGGTATAGGCTCAGAACCAGGATCAAATCCTATGGACACTATTGATGCCGGTGATCTAGGCTACTGCAAGTTTCTTAAATTTAAATGTGCGAGTAAACGCACCTGTGACGCTTGGGTCGAAGGAGGACCAGTTACCAAATGAAAATTAATGAATTTTTATCAGAATCAAAAATAGCGGAAGAAATATATCATGGTGATGAATTTTTTGAAGCATATGGTGAAATGTGGTACAACGAAGATGAACAATTGGATGAAGCAGAGTATCATGGTCGCAAAGTACCTCTTGGTAAGCCTATGCGTGGCGATGTTAAGAAATTTAAGGTTTATGTTAAAGATCCTAAGACTGGCAACATCAAAAAAGTAAACTTTGGTGATCCTAATATGCGTATCAAAAAATATATTCCAGCCCGCAGGAAATCATTCCGTGCCCGTCATAACTGTGATAATCCAGGACCGCGTACTAAAGCCAGATATTGGTCTTGCCGTAAGTGGTAATGTAAATGACCAATTGGGATATCTACGTTAGAGAGTCGTATGATATCGTTCGCAGAGCAGAGTGCGAACTTACAATTAATTTGGCACACGAAGTAGAAGCATACATAGTACACCTATTCGCACACTATCTAGACAAACCAAATGTTAACACAGTTCCTGTAGGTGTTAAACTACTAACTAGTGTCAATCTCCCCGTAAAAGCTAAAAAAGAAATGCTGAAAAATGTAGGCGATGAATGCTTGTTAATCAACAGCATGGAATGGGGTCGTCCACGTTGGCCTACCGAAATTTATTATGCTGATATGGGACAAATGGCTTACGTGTCAAGAGCCTACGCTGAACGTCCACCAGAAGAGTTGTTTGACGATCTAGCTTATCAATTCCAAACTGCTACCAAAATCCTACGTAAATGTAGAATAAATTGAGCAAATCGTAGACACGCATATATAATTGTAGTATAATATATTTTTCAACCAAGGAGAGCCACATCATGGCATCAAAAATGTTTTCAGGTGAGCAAAAAGCTAAACTAACTCAACTAATTAACGAAGGTATCGCCGTATTACAAGAAGTAGAAGATTTGAGCGCAGGATTGAATGATACTGTAAAAGCAGTAGCAGAAGAATTAGAAATCAAACCTAGTTTGCTCAAAAAAGCCATTAAGATTGCTCAAAAATCAAAACTAACTGAAACCAATGCTGATCACGAAACAGTCACAGACATTCTTGAAACAGTTGGTCGCACGGTTTGATCGATTGGCACAAGACTGTAGACTTTATAAAAAAGGATTGGTACAGTCATCCTGTCAGGTTATGTTTAGAAGTCTTTAATTGGTTTCTAAACATCATTGTAGTAGTTACATTCGCTGTTACTGTACCTGATGTACCATTCTTAGTTGTATATCCTTTGTTCTTTTGCTGTTTGGCTATTAGCATGTATTCATCATTGAGCAGAGGAAGTTTTGGATTGTTTATGACCAGCCTAACTATTTTCTTAGTTGATCTTGTGGGCTATGGAAGATTGCTGTATAATTAATAAAACGCCCACCCGGGCATGAAGAGTGTGTGTGAGCTAGAAGTCGCACAAAAAGGAAATGAATGAGTTACGTAGACGCACTATTTGATCGAAATAAAGATCGCATATACATCGTAGAACGAGTAAATGGGCAAAGAGAATACAAAGAGTATCCTGCCAATTATACTTTTTATTACGACGACCCCCGCGGTAAATTCCGTACTATCTATGACACGCCAGTGTCACGTTTCAGCACACGCATAGGCAAAGAATTCCACAAAGAAGTTAAAATTAATTCTGGCAAACGTATCTGGGAAAGTGACATCAATCCCGTGTTCCGTTGTCTTGAAGAAAACTATCTTGGACAAAAGTCGCCTAAACTACAAACAGCGTTCTTTGACATCGAGGTCGACTTTGATCCTATTCGTGGGTTCAGTCGTCCAGAAGATCCATTTAATCCCATAACTGCGGTATCAGTATATCTAGATTGGCTAGATAAATTAGTTACTATGGTTATCCCACCTAAGTCTATAAGCTGGGAAACTGCTGAAGAGATCGTCAGCAAGTATGACAACTGTTTCTTGATGGAACGTGAAGAAGACCTACTCAAAACATTCTTAGACTTGATCGATGATGCTGATATATTATCAGGTTGGAACTCAGAGGGATTTGATATCCCGTATATGGTGCAACGTACTAATCGTGTATTGAGTAAAGATGACACACGCAGATTCTGTTTATGGGGGCAGTTCCCCAAGCAACGTGAGTTTGAACGCTTTGGTGCTGCTAACATGACCTTTGATTTGATTGGTCGGGTGCATATGGACTATATGCAATTATATCGCAAATATACCTACGAAGAACGTCACAGTTATAGTCTAGATGCTATATCAGAATATGAACTAGGTGAAAGTAAAACACAGTATGAAGGTACACTAGATCAACTGTACAACAAAGACTTTGCTAAGTTTATCGAATACAATCGTCAAGACACTGCCTTGTTGCACAAACTAGATACTAAACTACGTTTCTTAGATCTAGCCAACGAACTTGCACATGATAATACAGTGCTACTACAAACTACCATGGGTGCTGTAGCAGTCACTGAGCAGGCCATCATCAATGAAGCACATCAACTGGGCATGGTTGTTCCAAATCGTAATCGCGATGAGCAGTTTGACACACAAGCAGCAGGTGCGTATGTGGCAACTCCTAAAGCAGGCATGCATGACTACATTGGTGCTATTGACATTAACTCACTATATCCGAGTGCTATTCGCGCACTTAACATGGGTCCAGAAACTATCGTAGGTCAATTGCGTCAATCAATGACTGAATATTATATCAATGAAAAACAAACAGCGGGTAGCTCATTTGCCGACGCATGGGAAGGTTTGTTTGGCAGTTTAGAATATACCGCAGTGATGAATGGTGAAATCGGCACAGAGATTACTATCGATTGGGCCAACGGTTCTAGTGATGTCCTAAGTGCCGCAGATGTTTGGCGATTGATATTTGACAGTAACAAGCCTTGGATACTTAGTGCCAACGGTACAATCTTTAATAATGAGCGCAAGGGTGTTATCCCCGGATTACTAGAACGTTGGTATAGTGAACGACAGGACATGCAGGCCAAGAAGAAAGATGCTGTCTCTGATGAAGATACAGCGTTCTGGGATAAACGACAGTTGGTTAAGAAAATTAACTTGAACAGTTTGTATGGTGCTATCCTTAATCCAGGATGTCGATTCTTTGATAAACGTATTGGACAGTCGACTACATTAACTGGTAGAACTATTGCTCGTCACATGGATGCATACATAAACGAATGTATCACTGGTGTGTATGATCATACTGGCGAAGCGATTATCTATGGTGACACAGACTCATGTTACTTTAGTGCGTATCCAATGGTTAAAGCTGATGTTCTAGCAGGTAAGATGGAATGGAATAAAGATATAGCTGTAGGGTTATATGACAGTATTGCTGATCAGGTCAATGAAAGTTTTCCAGCATTCTGCGAGAAAGCATTCCATACTCCACGACGTCAAGGCGAACTAATCAAAGGTGGGCGTGAAAGTGTATCACTTAAAGGCCTGTTTATTAAAAAGAAACGCTACGCTATCCTAATATATGACATGGAAGGCCATCGTTTAGACACACACGGTACGCCAGGTAAAGTAAAAGCCATGGGCTTAGACTTAAAGAGATCAGATACCCCAAAAGTCATCCAAGACTTCTTAAGTGACATCTTGTTATCTGTATTAACAGGTGCCGAGCGCGATGCTATCATCGCTAAGGTACGTGACTTTAAATTATTGTTTACAGAACGTCCTGCTTGGGAAAAAGGTACACCTAAGCGTGTAAACAATTTGACCAAGTATACTAAGGAAGAAGAACGTCTAGGCAAAGCCAATATGCCAGGACATGTGCGTGCGGCAATGAATTGGAACAACTTAAAACGCATGATGGGTGATCAATACAGTATGAGTATCGTTGACGGTATGAAAACTGTGGTATGTAAGTTAAAAGAAAATCCTTTAGGCTATAGCAGTGTTGGATACCCCACAGATGAAACACACATTCCAGCGTGGTTTAAAGAACTGCCATTTGATGATGCCAGCATGGAAATAGGCATCGTAGATCAAAAGGTAGAAAACTTATTAGGTGTGTTGAAATGGCAAATCGCTGAGAACACACAGATTGCTACAACATTTGATAACTTGTTTACTTTTGAATAATGACGAAATTATATGATCTAGTAGAATTTAGGAACTATCTGATGAATCAAATTGATCATCTCAGTTTAGAAAAACCTATACAGGAAAAAATTGAAAATTTAGGAAAAATCAAAAATCTTTTTCCCCAGCATGCTGACTATTGTGATACAACTATCAAAGATTATCTGTCCCTGACACAGCAAAGTCAAGCTGTGATTGATGGCATACGCGAACAAATATCACGGCTAGATTTAGAAATAGATATGTTGTCTACATCAATGTTCGATAGTGATGAGTATCGCGACATGATGTCTGAGAGTAAGATTCAAGGGGAACAATTCGCTAATAACTTAATTATATCTGCCGAATTAGAAGCAGAGATCATATCAAAGATAACAGAATACAGCAATTTGCTTTATCCTGCACTGCAAATTAATCCAAAAAGTAAAAAATGGATAGACCCAATGGTGGCGGGTGACCCTCTGTATCTAACACACCATAACATAAGCCTGGTGAAAGAACTAATTAAAACCTATCCAGAACTTTACCAAAATAGACTAAGGCTTTATGAGATAACAGATAGAAATTTCTCAAGACTACCGCAGACACAGTTTAGTTTAGTTTTGTGTTGGGATTATTTAAATTATCTTAGCATAGAAAAAGTTGAAAAATATGTCAGACAAGTTTGGAATTTATTACGCCCAGGTGGCTGTTTCATGTTTAGTTACAGTAATTGTGATCTAGCAGGAACCACTTTACGTGCAGAATCATGGGCTTGCGCCTATGCCAATTCGAGATGGCTAAAGAAATTGTGCAATGAAATTGGTTATGAAATAATTGAGCTTAAAGATTTCGAAACAGGAGATGCGTTTAATACCCATGTGAGTTGGGCAATACTTCAAAAATCTGGTAAACTTACCACAGTAAAAGCGGCGCAGGCAATGGCAAAAATCATTCACATATAAATTTTATCAAA